ATCAATAGACACAAAGAGTTGTTATTCGTAGTTAGAAGTTGTATAATATTCTTCTAAGCTGTTATTTTGACATTACGAGTAACAACTTCCTATTAAATATTTCGAGGAGAGGTTGAATGAACACTTTAAAAGCAAATAAATTTAGAGTTGGTGATGAAGTTGAGATTGTAAAGTTAGATAAAACAATACAGCACTTCGGTGGAGAGGAGATACTGTCTCCTGTAGGTACAAAAGCTTCCGTTACTTATGTTGACGTAATAGGAGAGGAGGTTGAGATTGATGCGGATATTTACTCATACCACGCTGACGATCTTGTATTGGTTAATGGTAAAGAAGAAATACAAGTATACAACCCTTTAATCGCTCAAGAAGGAGGAGGTCATTATAAAGATCGTGGTATCCAACCGTTAGAATATACAATGCAGAATAATCTTTCTTTTTGTGAAGGTAATGTTGTAAAGTATATCTCTCGATATAAGAGTAAGAACGGTATTGAAGATTTAGCTAAAGTAATCCATTACGCTCTACTAGCTTCTTATGAAGTTTATGGTGAACAAGGAAGTACAGAATTGAAAGAGAAAGTATTGAAACTATTAGGAGAACATGGATGAAAGTAAGCGTAACATATACATTGAATGAGTTACAACGAATTACACCAAACTTACGGAAAGAACATTTCAAATCAGATAATCCTAAAGTTAAAGAAGCTTTAAAGAAGCTGTTTTGGAATCTAGGTTGCACATTACCCAATAAGGTTGAGATTGATGAGGGGTTAGTTACTTTAAACAGATTTGGTTGTATTGATGATAGCCCTCGTATTACAGTGAATGAGCGAGTTGATGAAACTTGGGTTAAGACTGGGTTTGCTTCACATCAAGTAAAGACGTTAACAGATGATGTTGGAATGATGAGAGAATTAGATAGTATCTCAAATGCAAGAAGTTATGCTGTTTGTAATGGAATTGAGTTAGTTTAGGAGATTATTATGAGTAGTAAATACTTGTTGATAATGTGTTACGAGTGTGAAATTAGTGTCAGTGTACACAACTCGTACCACGAAGTAGAAGCTAAGTTAGTGAGTTTATCTTTTAACAAAGAGACTATTGCTGAGATTTTAATTGGAGGCACTTACAACGATTGTGATGATCATGGTCAAGTTAAAGTACAACGTATTGATGTTTAATGTTTAGAGGAAAGGATTAAATGCAAAAGAGTGATTTACAAACAGAGACAAGTAGTTTTGTTGACCGATACCCACAGTTTGTTGAGGCGATTATTAAACAGAAAGAAGACTTGTTTTGGACAGAAAAAGAGATTGATTTAAACAAAGATAAGCATGACTTACGGAAGAAGCTTTCTCCTGCACAACGACATGCTGTATCGTTCAATCAACGACTATTCACTAAGTACGAAAGTGTAATTGGTGTTGACTACTGGGCTAACATTGTTCTAAAGCGTTACAAGCGACACGAGATTCAACGTATGGCTGTATGCTTCTCTGATGTAGAGATGAACATTCACTTCCCTTTCTACCGTAGAGTGAACGAAGTGCTAGGTACTCATAACGATGAGTTTTATCAGTTGTTTGAAACTGACCCGTTGTTAATTGACCGTGTACAGTTTATGCACCAATTAGTAGGAGAGAAAGATTCTCTAGCATCAATGGGTGGGTTTGCTTTCATGGAAGGTGCTGTGTTGTTTACAGCTTTTGCTATGATTAAGTCGTTAGGTGTTAAAGGGCAAAACTTCATGCCTAATCTAATTGCTGGTATTGATATGTCTTGTCTTGATGAAAGTCATCACTTTGAAATGGCTGCTGAAATCTTTAAACTACAAAAGAAGCAAGAGAAGCGTAGCAAGGAAGAGTTAAAAGAGTTAGAGGAAAAGATTTATAATCATGCTCGTAATGTATTAGAACATGAGAAGTTGATTATCAAAGCTATGTTAAGTGAAGGAGATATTCCTTTTGCATCGTATGATGACCTAGTAGGTTTTGCTTCACATCGTTGTAATCTTGTTCTACAAGGTTTAGGATACAAACCTATCTTTGATGAAAGTACAGACACAATTAGTGAATGGTTCTACTCGTCTATGAACTCATTTAAGTTTAACGATAATTTCTATACTCGTGGTCGAAACTACAAAAAAGAATTTACAGCAAAAGACTTCGATATTTTTACAGATGGAAGTTATAAAGAAGTGTTACAGAAAGTTGAGGAAAGTGTTTAATGAAAGTTCGTAATTTCGGAAAAGAGCGTAAAGAATTGCAAGCTAAGGGGGAATGCCCTTTATGGATGTCAACACAAGGGTATCAGTTATTTGCTACTAAATATCTAAGTGGTGATAGTAAAACACCTAAAGATCAGTACAAACGTATTGCTAAAACCTTAGCACAATATGTTGAAGGGAATTACCCTAGTTGGTGGAAAGATGTTGGTTACTACGGTGAAACGTGGGAAGAAGCTTTCTTTAATGTGTTGTGGGACGGTTATCTAAGTCCATCAACACCCGTACTCTCTAATACAGGTACAGACTTAGGGCAATCTGTATCTTGTTCTGGAACTTATGTTGGAGATAGTGTTTATGATTTCTATGAGAGTCGTTTACAGAATGCTTTACTGAGTAAAGAGGGTTTTGGTACTTCTGTCTATTTAGGAGATATTCGACCTCGTGGTAGTAAGATGAAAGGTGGTGAGGCTAGTGGTGCGCAACCTGTGGCTGAAATGTTTGTAGACGATAGTAAAAAGATTTCACAAGGGTCGAGTCGCAGAGGTGCTGTAGCATATTACTACCCTATTGATGGTGGAGACTTCTATGAACTTGTCCACTATTTAGAAACAGATACAGATGGAAATAATGCTGGATGGTGTTTATCAGATAAGTTTAAGGGACGCCTAGAAAGTGGTGATAAGGATGCAATTAAGCGTTGGGGAGAAATGTTAAGTTGTAAAACGAGTGTTGGGAGTGGTTATCAATTCTTTGTTGATAAAGCGAATCGTCAACGACCTAAAGCTTATGTCAATAATGGTTTAACTATTAAAGCATCTCAACTCTGTTCGGAGGTAGTCTTATTTTCTGATGAGCAACACACTTATACTTGTGTGTTAGGTAGTGAAAACTTACACTTATGGTATTTACGCCCACCAATGTTAGCGTTTGTGTGTTCCGTATTCTTAGATTGTGTTTGTGAGGATTTTATTCGTAAAGCTAAAGATTTAAAAGGTATTGAGAAAGCTGTTCGATTTACAGAGAAAGGTCGAGCATTAGGTTTAGGAACTATGGCTTTTCATACATTATTACTAGACAATAATATTGTCTATGGAAGTATGGAGAGTAAGATGTTAAACCATGAAATCTACTCTACTATCGAAGATGAAGCTGCTCAAGCATCTAAATGGTTAGCTAGTGTATTTGGTGAACCTGAGTGGTGTAAAGGTACAGGAATGCGCAATACACACCTAACGGCTATAGCCCCAACCAAATCAACAGCTTTGATTTTAGGTGGTGTTAGTGAAGGTATTAACCCTCAACCAGCATTTGTATTTACGCAATCAACACCATCAGGTGAGGTTGTCCGTATTGACCCATCTTTCTTAAATTTACTTAAAGAGAAAGGTTTGTATGTAAGTGAAGATGACTTAGAAACTAAGAAACTTTTAAGTGACATTAGTGGACATAAGGGTAGTATTCAACATCGACCTGAATTTACAGCAGATGAGAAAGCAGTGTTCCGTACAGCATTTGAGATTAATATGTACGATCACATTGATTTAGTTGATTACCGACAAAAGTTTGTTTGCCAAGCTCAAAGTTGTAACTTGTTTATTGCTAACGCTACAGGTAAAGATATTAGTAAGATTTATTTCTATGCTTATGCTAAACCTAATATTGTTAGTTTGTACTATCATACAGGTTTACGTGATGCTAGTATTAAGACAAGTTTTGAACCTGTTTGTAGCGTTTGTGAATAATTGAAAAGGAGTAAGTAATGTTTAAAGTGTATGGTAAAACAAATTGCCCAAGTTGTACATCAGCGAAGCAGTTATTAGAGACTAAAGGTTGTGAGTACGAGTATCTACTATTTGGTAAGGACTACGATCTAAGTAAGTTTGTTCATATTAATAAAAACCACAAGACAATGCCTATGATTACCATATTGGTTAAATATGATGGTGTTGAGATGGAAGAGTATATAGGTGGGCTAACCGAGCTAAAAGAAGTGCTTGCTACTAAATATAGTGAATAACAAACGAAAGAGAGTA